TCCATTCCTGGTTCATCTTGTTCAGTAATACCCTGTCCTTTATCAAGTGAGAATTTAGCTAAAACTCTAACCCCAGCTAAAACTGTTAAGTCTCCTGCTGCAGCTAAATCACCAATTAATTCGTGAATATAGATGTAAGCATCCTCTTTTGCTGCTACTATGATTGATGTTCCAACTTCTGCAGCTACTGCAGCTGATTTTTTTTTTGTGTGTGCGTCTTGTAAAAGTCCCATATGTTTTTTAAATTATTTTATTAATTTTTGAAAAAATGTAATTAATCGTTTTTCATCAATCCTCTTCCTAGGATGATGATTTTTACAAAGAGTTATCCCATTAGTGACATTATATCTTAATTCTGGATAATCTCTCCAAGATAGAATATGATGTACTTCTATCTTTCCTCCACAATCCTTATTATTTATTTTACATTTATATCTATCTCTTTCTATCACTTTTTTTCTCCATTCTTTATATTTTTCGCTATTTCTTTCATCTTGGTTTACAACTTTGCTCCTATCTTCAATCCATTTCCAGTTTTTACTACCAACATTAATTTTCTTCATTTTTGCAATCCACTTTTTTCTAACTACTGGATTATTCATCCTGGCATCAAGTGCTTTTTTTATACTTAATTGTGCATTATCTAAAGCTTTACCAGTCAATTTTTTTCCTTTTACATAAGAATGATAACATTCAGTAGAACAAAATTTATTACTTTTTTTTGCTGGATATTTATAAGTGTAAATTTTCCCCTTATATTTAGTTTTAACTATTGTAATTATTTCTTTTTTACAATATAGACATCTTTTCATATAATTCTGTATTAATATATCTATTCCTAACCCCGAAAAAGTATCAGGGTTAGAGTAGATATGTTATATATATTATAACATAAACTTGACACTTTGTCTACACAGTATTTCCATCACCGTCAGACCACATCCAAATCCTAAGATCAGCTGCGCCAAAAACAGCGAGTGAGTTAAAGTTAAATACTAAATCTTGATTACCAAGAGAATCAACAACTGCTGGTTCTGCACGAGTTGGTAAAGCTTCTATATATAAGAATCCATTGTCTTCATTAACTAAACTAGAGTCAAACATACCCCACATTAATCCGTCCAAAGCCAAGTTTTGGTATGGTGATAATTCTACTATCTTGAAAGTATCAGTAGCTGGAGCATTATTGAATAAATTAGTTTGTTGAGGAGCCAACCCTTTGTCAATTGTGCTTTTAATAGTTTTAGCATATTGAGCAGTAGTTGAACCTCTTCTACATAATAAAGTATCTAATTCAGAAATGAATGGATTACCTCTACCATCTTTCTTTTGTGAATGCAATCTTCTTGCTGCAAGTAAAGATGAATATGTAAATTGTGGTGAACTTGTAGCACCATCAACTATTACATTAGTCCACGCTGTTCCTCCATCTTCTCTAGGATGAGCTTGTGACCAATATTCCACTGCATCTCCACCTATAGTTGCAATAGTAGCAGTAGTTCCTACTGCATTAATTGGTGTCCAAGTGAATGAAGTAGTGAAACCTTGTGATAATAGTGATTGAGCTAAATAGTTCTTTGCGTGCTCAATAGAATTTTTTCCATCAATAACTTTCTTTTTTACAGAGCCTTTAATTTTAGAAGCTGCTGATTCGAATAAAAAGAAATTAGTTTGGAAAGTCAATCTTACTTTTTTAGTAAAGTGCATTTGAACAAAATTCTTTGAGTAACCTTGTATTGGTGCATCAGAAGCTCCGATACCACCATCTGTAATTATTTGAGCCATACCAAGTCCTGTAACACCAACGTTAGTGTAAGTTCTTTCGCTGTTGTCAACTTTATACATAAAGTCCAAGTATTCACTACGAACAGTTGGAGAACATTTTGGAGAAATGTGTTTTAACACATTATTTACTATGACTGCATAATCATTAATTGTTCCTACCATATATTTTTTATTAAATGAATTATAAAGTCAAAAATCTACCGATAATAAGTTTATCTGTAGCTTCTCCGTACGGTTCGACTTGCTGTACGATACCAGTACCACTTGTAGTACCAGTGTTATTTACTTCTGTTGCATCTGTAAGGACCATAGCTTGTCCATTATGAGTAGCATCAGAACTATTTGTTGTAGGGAATATGAAAGTATCTTCGTCTGAAGGTACTATATAAAGAACACGAAGTAATGCGTCTGCTACTGAAATTGTTTGGTTACAAACACCTAACAAATCAGCAACAACAGTTCCACTGTCAGCATCAACAGCAAGACCAGCAGTTTGAGCTAGGATATTTCCTAGTGTCATAACTGTTCCTGTAGCCTTATCTGTTTCTCTTAATTCTCTTGTGTTCTTTATGGTAGCTTCTTTTATAGTTGCCATAATTTTTATCTTATAAAGGATTGATTAATCCGATAGAAGTTCAATGGCTTTTTCTTCTGATAAACCAGTTGCCATAATTTCATCTATGTCCTTACGCATATCTGGTGAGAAGTCTGTTTTTGCTACTGTTCCCCCTGGGAATTGCATAGCATTAACTTTTTCCTGAACGTTTGCACCTTTCAATACTCTCTCTTGTATAGATTCTGATGGTTTGAACATACTCTCACGAGCAAGTTCTAAAACTGTCATCAAATCATTACCGCCTTTTCCTTGCCACTTGTAGTTTGAGTCAACGAAGTCGAAAAATACTTCTCTAGTGTCCTCATCTGCAAGGTCAGCATATCGACTGACAAAATTATCTAAGGTACTTTTAACATCTGCAGCTAAGCGCTCTTTTTTTATAATCTCTTGTATATCCTCTTTTGTCGCTCCACCCAGTTGTTTAAGACGTTCTTTATCAGCTTCCAAGTCTTCGTCTTTTTGAGTCTCTACCGGTTGGATTGGTTCTCCCACTGCTTTTTCATTCAATGGATTAACAAATCTATCAGTTCCATTAAGAGTTTTAAGTTGATTCTTAGTAGTCTTAATTTCACCTGATATTTCTTGAATCTGTTCAGGAGTTTTAGCAAGTTTTCGTTTCTTAACTAGGTCTAAAAGCTGAATTCGCTTTTCAAAAGACTCGTCAGATTCGAATTTTCCCTTATTAGGAATACGAAATTCGTATCCTTCAGGTTTTACTTCTTCTCCCTCTTTAGTTTCAAGTGGAGGGGTGCTGGTGTCCTCCGTCTCTAGAACCTCTGGAGCCGCCTCTTTTAGTTCTTCGGATTTGACTTCTTCCTTCTTGAGAGGAATTAGCACATTTCCAGCTTTAACAGATTCTATTGAGTCTTCCAAGATTTTATCTAACTCGGCTTCCCCATCTACTTCGACTTCTGGATCAACTCCATCTGTCTTTTCGATTACTTCCTCTGTCTCTATCTTTTTTTCTTCTTTTATATTATCCATATTTTTATCCGCTCGTATCGTGAACGGTGCCGATGGTTAATTTAATTATATAATGTAAAGGTATATAGTGCAAATTATCTGTCAGTATAATTTACAAATTTATTTATTCTTTCCAACTTTTGTCTCAATGTGTCAAGGTTAACTGACCCTTCAGATAAAAATGAAATTGCGTGTTTTTGAAAATCTCCATCAACAGAATCATTAAAATCACCAATAGAAGTTGAAAATTTTATAGGTATAATTATTATATAAACTTCTTTATCTGTTTGTTTATAAAATAAGATGTTATCCTTAGGTTTGAATACCTTATGAAATACCTCTATCAACTCTTCTCTATCTACAGGTTTTCCACAGGTACCTTCAAATCCTGGTGGTACAATACCTTTGTAAAAATACTTATCTGCTTGCAATTCTTTACTAAAAACATTCCTTATAGGTACTTGGTTCTTAGCTTTTTTATCCTCCTCTATTTTTCTATCCTCTTCTAATTTTCTAGCTTCTGCTAACTTTTTAGCTTCAGCTTCTTTTTTAACTTCCTCAATTAACTCTTCGTCTGTTTTTTTTTCTTCTTTTATATTATCCATATTTTTATCCGCCCGTATCGTGGACGGCTCCGATGGTTAAAATTAATTACTTCTTATTTAAATCAACGTTTTTAAAACTCTTATAAAACTTATTAATAAATTTCTCTTGTTCTGGTTTAATTTTCTTCTTTGCCTTATCTATATACTCTTTAGTTAAAGTCAACATTGGCACATCCATTTCTATCTTAGCAATGCCATAAACTTGCTCTATCAAGGCGAAGCTTATTGGATAGGGATGTTTATAATTCATACGAATTTTATCACCCTTTTTCATCTTTTTATCTATTACACATTCTAACTGTCTGCTAACTTCAACAACATCTACTTTATCAGATTCTACAAATGTAGCTTCTAAAGTATTTTGATTAACCCCTCCAATAAGCATTGAACTTAGTTCTTCTGCACTTATTTCAAACTCATCTCCAGATTTAGAAATGAACTTGAGCAATTTTTTTTCTTTAGCCTCTTTTGAATATCCTATTTGAACTGTATAATTGTCTTTTTTTATCTCTTTTCCTTCCATATTATTTATTTAATTCGAATATTTTACCTTGCCTAATGTTTTCTATGTAGTCGACCATATCTTTCAACATAGTTCCTTGAACTTCAAGGGTAATAGCATTAACAATTGTGTCCCATTGGGTCTTACCTATAATGGAATTCTTTGACATACAGTCTTTCATCAATTCAAATATAATAGTAGCGTGCTCACTACCAGCTAGAGCAATCTTTTTTTGTATCATACTTTGTTCACTTTCTGACATATATTATAAGTTATTGATTAGCTGCTCTTCCTAATGAACCATCAATCGCTGACATCATATCACTTTGTGGTCTAGGTACTTCTCCTGGAGCTTGTGGTTGCATTGGGTCTGTAGAATCAGAAGACATACCTTGTCCTGAAGACATACCTCCTCCTGTACCTGAACCACCTGCTTTATCTTGCATTGCTGTATTTCTAGCATCTTCTTCCATTTGTTTTTGTTTCATTTCTCTTTGAACATCTGATGGTTGCTTAGCAATAATAGCATCATAATCAGCTTTTGACATATAATCAAATATATCTCCACCTTGAATATCTAGCAATTTCTCTAAAGCCATAGTTTGAGAAGAAGCTGCTTCTGGGTCCTCATTTCTCATTGAATAAATCAATGTAATCTGATTAGTGATAACAGGGAATAGAGCCATAAACGTTTGCTTTTGTATCTCTATTGAAGGTAAAAGCATTGAGTCTGGATCTATAATGAATTCTATATAATCAGATATGTGACCAGAATTTTTCATCTCATCGAATAATCCTTTAGTAGAAATCTGACGAGTATCAACATTATCCATAATGTTACCCTCTTTATCAAAATCAAAATTTAATCTAAGATTTTTAGAAGCGGCAGCTACCCTACCAATAGGTACACCATTATCATCTAATACTTCTTGAGATTCTACAAAGTAATCTGGATTTTGTTTAGCAAATTCTGCTAATTGATCATCTGAATCAATCATAAATATCTTATCTACTGGGTATATTTGAGTCATCCAAGTGTTTGCAATATGAGCATCTGATTCAAGACCCATAACCATTGAATTTCTAGGAGCTACTAATCTATTGTAAGCTGCTTCCTTCATTATAACTGTAGAACCAAGTGTATTTTCAGAACCTGACCCAGCTACGATATTATTTATTCCAGTATTTTCTTCTATATTTTGCTTCTGTTTATCAGCAAACATCATACCTTGTTGAACATTCCCAGATGTTTTAATAACATCTATATCACTTCCAGGATGTTTCGGATTAACAATGTTTGGACCTCTCTTATATGTAGCAGAACCATTCTGAACTTGAGTACCAAAAAGCAACGGAAATATTTCCGCTTCAACTTGTTGAGCATTCAATGAATTGATATATGTATAAATTGCTGTATTTCCACGCATCATTTCGTAAAGACCAACACCATAAGGGTCGTTCATATCCTTAGCGAAACAACGAGCTACTACTACTGAACCGTGAGAACCATCGTTAGGAAGTTCTCCATCGTAAATTTTCATCTCTCCACATACCACGATATATCTATTTAGTAAAACATTTTCGTAATATCCAATAGTTATGTGGGTTTGAGCTTTATCTTTGTTCTCATCTTTAGCCTCTTCTGATACAGAAATGTATTGTAATTTCTTTTTATTCTTTTCAGCTCCAGGATACATCTTGAAGAATTCTTCTTTCGGCATATCTTTCTCATAATAAACTTCACTTTGTGACCAAACATCACCATTATTGAATCCTATACCGAGCCAAGTTCTTGTACAATCAAGTGGTTCTCTATATATATCATCGAATAGAATCTTATCAACACCATTCCTTTTAACTTGAACTCTTCTTGGATATACTCTCCAAGCAGCCCAACCGTAGGTAAACAAATTCTGATAAGTAAGCATTAGAGTATTTTCTCCATTCGCACCAGTCATTGACCAATTTCTCTTCCATAATTCGTACATTGCTCTTGCATATACTTTATCATCAGCAATTGTTTGAGCATCTGGAAGTTTCCCTGCTAGAACCGAAGTAGCGATAATAATTTTTGAAAATGCTATAGGCTCCTGTGAAGATGGAACTCCAGATTTATTCTGGTCCTGTCCACTAAGTTTGTTCGGATAAACATTTATATCGTATGAACCGTCAGCCATTCTGTTATACATAACCATTGATCCCCATCCTGACTTCTCATATAACTTATTCCCATAACCTACAGTCGTATTCATTAGATTTTGACTAACTTCTCGAGAGAGTAAGTCAAATTTTGTCCTGTATTGAGAATTTTTCATCTCCTTTTTCTTATCTTCTATAAATTTTATAGTTGCTTTTTCTCCTGTTAATTCTTTTTTTGCCATATGAATAAAAAAATTACTAATATACTTTAATTATATTCCTTTCTCACAAATATACAAGTTTTTGTCAACTTTTGTTTCATTTTTTCCATTTTTTGTCAAGTTAGACACCATTTAATGATTAATTTGTCCAGTCTCTTCCCCAAATATCGCTTTCATCACAGAAAATTCCTTCGAATTTGAAATTTCTCCTACATAAGCACCCTGTTCCTGCAAAATTGCGTATCCAATAGAAGCAGCCATAATTACATCGTCATTTTTTGTGTCCATAGCCTCAGGTCTGCCCTTCATATTACGTATAAAAGTGAACATTTCGTTCAGCAAAGCGGCTGGAAATCCAGTATCCTTCCTAAAAAACACTGCTTTTAGGGCTGCGAGTGAAAAAGGTCTCGTAGCGGATGTAGTTTTCCACCCGAAGAACTTCGTCATCTTCTTAGTTATGTCATCGAACACTTTCCTGTAGTACAAGTTGCTGTATCCCATTTTCTCTAGCGCATCGTTAACCCAAAGTCCGTCTTTGTTAACCTCGATTCCAAGCAGCGCAAAATTAAAGTACTTTCCCAATTTGTACGCTTCAGTCGCTAGTTCATCCGGAGCAACTTTGGACCTGTATATCGCATCGCATTCTTCGGTTTTGTGATTTATCACATACAGAATCTGGTAATCTCCGTACGACAATCCTTCGGCGGTGTCACCACCTACTATATAATTATTACCAACTTCAGGTTCATTGAATATCTCTAAAGAACCAGAGGATACCGGATTAAAAATCACATCTCCTTTAGTATCGTATCCCAATTCTCCCTTTTTCCCTGGTTCTGCTGTTAGAAGAAGCGAAGCTACTTTAGCGGTTGAAAAATATGTTTGTCCTGTAGATAGAAAAGCTTCCTGCTCTGTAGTAGGATATTCCTGCATTAATGATTTAATAGCAGAAGGACTTTCTTTTCCACCAAACTGCAACCACTTCATATAGTAGTAAGTGATTTCTTTATCGTTCAAGTTATGTTCTATCTGATATGA